GCCAGATGCTACTGCTTGAAGAGGAGTCTTACCAGCAGGGTCTGCTCCTAGTATACCAAGACCTCCCTTAATAAGAGCAAAGTATTTTTCTCTACTAAGATCGTCTTTTTCTTTATCATACGCTTCTGTTAGATCAGTTCTTCGTTTAGCAAAATCAACATTCTTTAAAGCTTCTAAATAATCTTTTTTCTCTTGAGTTACAGTTGGTGTTGTTAATGGGCTTATTTGACCTCTTAAAGCTTCTTGCTGTCTTGCTGTATCTACTCTTCTGTTTATTAAATTTTGTTTATTCTCTTCTAATGTTTTTAAAAAAGCTGAGGGGTTTGAACCAACTGGATTAGTTGGTCGCAGTGTATAGTTTTTATAAGGGTCTACACCAGGATCACCATAAATAGAAGTCGTTTGGCGGCTACCAGCTATATTTCTAGGATTACCTATATTACTTTCCTGTGCATATTTGCCAACCTTACCACCATTAGCAAGACCAACAAGTCCACCTTCTTTTTTATTAAAGGCTCCAAAAGCACCAGCCGTACCTAAAGCAGCTAAACCAAGACCTCCTATCTGTTGAAAAGCAGATGGAGTTGCAGTTGTTCCTGTTTCTCTTTTAACTGTACTAGCAGGAATTGGTGCAGCATAACCTCTAATAATAGATTGATAATCTTGAAGAGTTCTTTCAGGAAAAGTTCTTGCAACTTCATATTCTTGTTGTGCAATATCTAATGCCTGTTGTCCTACACCTCTCCGTTGAGCGCCGGTAGTTTCAAGTGCTGTCAGTTCTCTCATAGTTTGACCTGGAACAGCCGTAGCTAAAGAACCAAATTGTGAGCCAGCACTTCGTTCTCTATTTCTTTGTTGAGCAAGTCTATTCTGTGCATCTTCAAATGCCGCTGCTTGTCCTCTCGCTTGAATATCTCCCAACCTTTGTTGTAAATTTCTATTTGCTTCAGCCTCTAAAATTCCTTGTCGAGAACCTCCGAATGCTCCAGCGCCAACAGCTTGCTGTCCTATTCTTTGTCTCTCAACATCACCCGTTCTTTCAGCTTCTCTCTTTTGAATATCAATTACATTTTGAATAAAGGGATTCATAAACTGACCAACAGATGCAGAAGTAGGTGCTAATGCACTTGAGGCAGTTAAAGCTTCCGCTGTTCTAAAATAAGGTTGACTTGCTCCTTGTAGATTTTGAACTCCTGCAAATGCTTGTTCTTGCTCTGGACTAAAGGAAGCAATACGAGGGCCTTCAAAGGGAACATAACCTTCTTCTTCTCTTCTCTCTTGTAGAGCTTTTGATTTTTCTAGAACATCTGTAACAAATGGTTTTAATTCATCAGGTATAGTTTCTTTCTGAATAGTGCTTTGAGAAGGAGCAGGAGCGGAACCTCCACCACCTGGACTACCACCCATGAACTGAATTAATCCTGTATTTGGATTGACTGTACCAGACCCACCCATGTCTCGGAGAACTTGCATTTCCTCAGTATTGACATGAGCTAGTTCAGTATCTCCTCCTATACCTTCACCAGAAAGATCAGCATATAAGCAATTATATAACTCTATCTTTTCGGTTGTAGATAATTTAGAAACAATATTTTTTACAGACATTCTATAGTTCCCTTGTAATAACTGTTGTATATTTTTTAAAATCATATTTAGGTGTAAACTTTAACCAGCCGTCTCTAGCATATCCTTCAAGTCTTTTTACACCTTGTTCTCTTGCAAACTTAATAATAGGAGAATCTTCACTCATTCCATAATCAAACCACTTATGAAGTGTATGAGACTTCGTTCCTATGTAAGGCATTGCTAAAACTTTATACTGCGGAAAGGTAATAAGTTGTGTTATGCAAATTCCTAAGATACCATCTTCTTCATCTGCACCCACCCAAAGTTGTAAGTAATCACCTAATAACTCTTGGTAGATATCATTTAAATCTTTTTCCCCTTGAGTTCTTTTTAAAGGTTTTTCTATAAACTCAACAACATGAGGCCATGTTACATCAACACAGTTAGGTTCAATTTTTATTAATTTCAATTTTTAATCATCACCTGAGTCATCATCGTCTTCTGGCTCTTCAATTGGCGCTCCAGCTTTTGGCGCTCTAATGTCCTCATCACTTTGCACTTCTTCAACTGGCCCTTCTACAAGTGATCCTGGTTGAATAGATCGAGATAAATCTCCAAGAGACTGCCTACTATCCTCTGCCGCTTTTATATAACTATCTAAATAACCTGAACCACTAGCAGTATTACCTGTATCATACACAACAGGTGTATATGCCGGAGAGAACAAACTATAAATTCCTCTGTCTGGTAATGTTGTTCTTCCTGATCCTTTACCTCCCGAAGCAGGACCAGTTCCTTGAGGAGGAGAAGCATTAACTGCATCAAAAGGAGATCGTTCTATACTTGTAACAGGAGGTATAGGTAGATTAGGTGCAGTACCAAGAACAGTTGATCGACCATCACCAATTGGATCAGCAGGTTGATTAATAGGAGGTTGATCTCCTACAAAACCTGTTGGAGAAATAGGAATAGAGGAAAGTCCACCACCCGCTGAAGGAGCATTAACTGCATCAAAAGGAGATCGTTGTATACTAGTTACAGGAACCGGAGATGCAATCGCTGGCTGTACAGTTGGTACACCATTGATAAACTGCTGCGAGGGAGTAGTCTGCCCTGTATCTTGTAAATACTGTTGTTGCTCACTAGTAAGAACTGCCATAACTTAATCCTATGCTAAAAATGATTCTAAGCCTTGTTTAATAGGCTCCTGCTGTTTTTTACTTCCCGTTGCTTTATGTCTTATGTTCTTAACAAAACCATCTAACTTCTTTGCACCTGCGGTAGAAGACCCACTTCCTATCATAGCAACTGTATCTGCAGGTATAACATATTCATCTGGACTTAATAAAGCCATATCAGGATTCTTACCTTCTACTTCAAATAAAACTTGATCTGATTGTCCATCCCCAGGTCCAGTTACTTTACCCTCAAAGTATTGTCCAATCCCTCCTCCCTTATTATACTCTGGCATAACATCCTTATCAGGAATAAGATCAAACATATTTAAACTTTCGTTCATTCTCTTTTCTATGTGAGGTACTCCAGGACGTAAGAAAAGGTCTGATATAGCTTTAGCTCTATCTTCTACTGCTCCCATTCCTCTACCTAATAAAATTTTTCGTAGCCTTTGTCTATTTCCTGGACCAGCATCATATGGAAGTACTCCTTCTCCTTCAGTACTAGTCATTTGTTCATGGGCATATTCCATTTGATTTTGTTCATTATCTGGTAATTTATTATCTTTTAGATATCTTTTATAATCTTTCTGTCTACCGTGTGTAAATTGAAACAAGCCCAGACCTTGATCTAATCCTCTTTTCTTTCCATCCTCTCTTTGAGTATAATCAAATTGAGGTGCTTCCACTGCTATATTACCCATAATAGCAGCTATGCTTTCACTAGGATACTTTTTTTCTTTATAAAAATCATAAACTACTTTTTGTTTAGGAGTAAAAGAATTTTTTTTTGAGCCATTGCGGGGAGTACCCCCATTAGCAAGGCCAATAAGACCACCTTTATTAAACCCGAAATCTCCTCCAACATTGAAACCATCTCCTCCTTGACCATAAGGTGTAGCAATAGCGCCAGGGTCTTGATTTAAAACCTGTCCTACCATAGCATCTAATGCTGCTCCACCTACTGAGTCAGAAATAAATTTATCAACTTCTGATGCTGCTTTCTTCTTTTGTAAAATTTCTTCTTCTTTTCTTTTATTTTCTGAATCAACTGTTTCTTCTTCAACAACTGTATCAGTTTCTTCTACAGCTACTTCACCTCCTTCAGCTAATGTAACTATTTCTTCATATCTAAGTGGAGTCATAGGTTGTTCTCTTCCACCTCCTAATGCAACTCTTATATAATCTTCTTCTGTTTTTCCAGCCCCAGTAGAGATACCACCAGTTGTTCTATAATTTGTAGGAGTATAGCTACTTGCAAGAAAGTCAGCTAAACCTCCATCCCTTTCTTCTTCTTCAACATCAGTTGGATTCATCATTTCACCTAATGCCGCTTTACCTATTCCAAAATATGTTCCTGGTCTTGAAAACTTACCTGCTGCAATATCACCTACTCCAACATCATATCCTTTATCAGCCAATACACCGGCAGCTTCTAGCCCACCAGACTGTATTACATCTGAAACGGGCTGCATCCCAGGCTTAATATCAGGACTTAAAAGTCCTTTACTCAGATTTTTTGCAACAGGTTCTGAAATCTCAACCATATTCTGTCCACCTGGATTAGAACCTAATGTATTTGCAACTGACTCTGGAGTTAGATTTGCTGCTACCATATCACCAAAGCCATCCTGTACTACACCCGTCTGGGCTGCACTAAGAGGCGTCACTGGAGGTCTAACGCTAGGCATTGGAGGTGAAGGAATCTGTGGATTAGCTGATTGCACTGCACCCATAGTTTGATTTGCTGTAGGAATCGTTAAATTAGGAGGTAGATTTGGATTCATTGGATTTATCGGACTTGCACTAGCTTTTTGAGCAGCCCCTAAAACTTGTCCAGTTATGCTTCCAGCTTGACCTTGTCCAACTACTGCTTGTTGTGCAATAAATTCTGGAGAATATCCAAGTCCTGCTAGTTTAGATGCATTAAGACCGCCATAAATCGCCTCTCCTCCAGCAATTGCAGTGGTTGCTCCCTCAGATGCAGCCGTCCCTATACCACCCGCTGCCTCTGGTATTGTAGCAAGTATAGAATCAGCACCACCAGTTAGACCACCCATAATACCAGAGGTAGCTCCTGACATAAGACCACCTATAAGAGCTTGTGTTGGAGACTGTCCAGCAGCTAAACCACCTACAAAAGAACCAACACCAGAACCAATTGCTCCTGCCATAAGACCACTACCCAGAGCAGTACCCGCTCCTGGCAATAATATACTACCAGCTATCGCACCAACAGCAGGTAATAATGATCTAAAATTAAAAGCTTCTGGTAATCCTGTTTCTGGATTTACAGTTAGTTGCCCCATACTAGAGAGCCCAGCTAATTCATCTGGGCGCACATGCAACAGTTCTGTATCACCATACCGTCCTTGTGCAGCCATCAGCCCTGCTATGCCACTATACGGGGCTTCTTGATTCCTCATCGCTACCATTTATAATTCTCCAAGTTAGATTTGTATATTATACAATAAAAATAAGTTCAGTGCAAAATTAATTGAAATTTACCCAACCAGTACCACCTACATATCCTTTAAACTTTCCAGTACTTGCAGAGTATGCTACATCTCCACTTGCTGGTCTTCCTATTTCATTTACACTAACAACAGAATAAATCTTAGTTGATGGTGAAGATTCAATCTCTATATCTCTACTTTCTAATAAAAACTTTATCTCTGATGCCCATGAATTAATATCATTATATAGTTGACGTAATTCTTCATCTGTAATATTATAATTAACAGAGAAGTTAGGATAAGAAAAAGACATTACCTTTTACCTGCTGGTTGAATAGCTACTCGAACACTACCCCATTTCCAAGATGTATTAAGATCAGATGTTGATACTCTAAAGTTAGCCTGTCTTCCTCTTGCCCTCATATCAATTTTTTGTGTAGCATCTGTTATATCAAAGGGTCCAACTTCTTTTGTAGTTCCTGCAGGATAATCTTTTATATTAATTGAAAATTTAATTGTACCTGTATTAATATCATAATCAGGGATAATCTTATCGATAAACATAATGTCATCACCATCACCTATATCGATATCAGCACTTTCAATAAATGATGTTAATGGTTGACTGTCACCAGAGAATACAGAGGTTGGTTCATTGTACCAAATAAACTGTGGGTTAGTTGCCGAAACATTTCCAGTTACTGCTCCTGTAGCAACAGTGTTAAGAAATACAGAGTCATCAATAAAAGTTGTATAGAAGTTAGAACCGTAGACCCAAGTATTCTCCATGTAGTTATATATTACATAACCATCTGGTTCATTAGACCCAGACTTTGGATATAACCAAATGATCTCATGGAACTCTGAATTAAGACCAGCAAACACTTTAGATTTTTGAGTCATATTAAAATCGTCATATAGATATCTACGAATAGTACAATCTAATTTTTTAACTGAACCGTCAAACATAAAGAAGTCTGTATCACCCATCCAGTATGTTCTACCGCCTACATCAATAGCTGCATGTGATCCTATCAAGCCACAGTTTGTACCGACTTGAGCCATTCTAAATATAAAAGGAGGACCAACAAATTGCAGAGTGTAAAGAGCATTATCTGTATAAACTAAAATTGCATTACGTCCTCGTACACCACCAACAATTCTAGTACCATCAATAAGTTGAAGCTCACCTGATGTAGATGATACTGACGGAATCCAGTTAGCATAATTTTCTTGATCTGACCATCTTACAAGAAGAGGATTAAATACTGATGTTGCAAACTCTTCTGTTCCAAGAGCAATCACATGACGATCATTAGGAGATATAACAATACTATTAATTTTTGATGGTGCAGTACCTACAACAGAAGACCTAACCGGCGCTAAACTTGCATTAGCGTCCCAATGAATTAAGTTTCCTCCTTGTCTAGTAGCAAGTAAATCTTCACCAAAGTTATCTAAAGACCATTGTGTTCCTAAGAAAATAATGTTAGAAGATTCTGCTGGTTGATTCCAAGCTCTTTCTCCTGTTGCCGAAACACCCGCATTATATATACCTGCACCATATCCTAATCCTTGAATTGGATTTGATTGACCTGTAGCTAAAAGAAAGAAAGCAATACCTGAACCCTGATTTGATTCTGTACTAGCGGCTACACTAGTTACACTAATAAAAAAGTTATTTATTCCTTGAACACTTACTACTTCAAATGTAGGTCCACCAAATGAAGATACCGAAAAATCTAGTCCATTTGTAGTAAAACCGTTAATAGAAGTATTAGAAAACTCAACATAATCTCCGACGTTTCTTCCATTATTATTAGAACTCACTTCAATTAAAGGAGAGCCAGCAACCGTATCAAAACTCCCTGTAGTTCCTAAGTTACCTATACTAACTGTACTAACTATTGGTGTTACATCATAAGGATAATCATTATAAACAACATACAATTTACTTTCAGTACCATAGCCTAAAAGTTTTTCTGTATTATTATTTGTCCATGCAAGTAAATCTCTAGCAGTTCCAGTAAAAGAAGTATCAATAAATTTTTGATATCCTCTTAAATTTTCTGGCTTACCTTCTCGAAAGCGTACTCGATCTCCATCAAACCATTTACCTTCCTCAGAATACTGAGTAGACTCACGGTGAAATCCTGGCTTTAAATTCAGTCTTTGTAATCTAGAATTAGTAGAGGGCATATATTTTTATCCAAATGAAGAAACTAAAATCATATCAATTGCACTAACACCTCGTACATTGTATACCAACATATCAACAGCACTAGCTACTGTAGACAATACAGGAACTTCTGCATCAGGGAAATTATAACTATCTCCATAAGACAATGTTCTTGATCCAGTACCATCTTGAAAAACATAAATGAATCCACTTTGTCCTGGCTGGGCGTTAGCACCATTTCCAAGTGTTCTATTACCAGCTAAAGAAACAAAGAATGTTGTTGCTGTAGATAAGTCTAAAGCAATAGAGGCAGCATCTGTAAGAGTAACCGGAGGTATAACTAGCTGACCATTAAAAGTTGCTGTAGAAACAAATGTAGCAGGACCATTGACACATACATCTGCAGTAAATAACGCACTAGATACTTGTGCTGAATTAGCAGCTATCGAAGTTACAAATATATTTGTTGCTGAAACACTTGTTGCAAAACCAACGGCAGATGCAAAGGCAACTGCTTTATTAAAAGTATTGGCTTCAGTAAAAGTATTTGCTACAGATAGTTTTGCAAAACCTGCGGTTGTATCTGCAGTTAAATAATCTAAACCATAAACAGATACACTATCACATAGAAACATTTTTCTACTACCAGTAGCAACAGTGCTACCTGTACCCGCTGCTGTTTTTAATGTGATGGCAGCAGAATTTTGTCTGGTTGTTTTATCATTAATGACATAACTCTTAGACTTTTGTGGAACAAGAACATTTAGACTAGCAGAGACTGTTCCTGAAAGTTCTAGAAAAGGACTGCGAGATTGATCTGTTGTTCCGTCATTAGCTGTTAGAGTTACATCTGCACTAGATACAACAACTGTTGTATAAGCAGCAATAGCTTCGTCTACTAAATCAATAACATTTTGATTTAAAATTGTACCCCAGCTATTAGGATTTTCGCCATCTCCCTGCTTCTCTAGTCTAATCCTAGTTGTGTAACTACTTACCATTCTTATATTCCTTTTTCATTCTCTAAAACTATTGTGTAAACTTCTATACTTTCAAGAAGTAAAACCTTTCTAAGACTAAAAAGTCTTCCTTGTGTATCTACAAAATTATTATACATTGTATTTGTTATTCCTAGAATAGGTTCTTCGTTTAATACACACTCACCTTCTATAAGATATTTTCTAAGAACATAATCATGTTGTTCTTCTGATATTGTTGATGCTTCTGCTATCTCTACAATAGCTTCTTCAGAGTGACAAAAATTCCAAATTAAAACATGATGTGCATTAACAACAGAAGCTGTTAAGAATACTATTAAAAATACTATATATTTTATCATTATAATCAACTTTATATTAGTTAATAAACTTTTGTAAAGAATCTCCATACTTGTATTTAAGTAGATCAGTATTAGTAGAAGTATTTCCTGCGTAAATAATATTATTTTTATTATCCATTCCTAAAGAATGACCCCATCTCACTTTAAGTGAACCAACTTTTAGTTTGTTGTCTCTATAATCTTCATCAGATGTATAATCATATATATAATCTTTTGCTGTAAACTTATAGCTTTTTAATGTATCTTTAAGTTTTTTATCAGGATTTAGTATAGACCATTTTTGAAAATTATCTGTTCTAAAGAAATGACGAACATTATCTATGTTATTATTATTTTTAACCATAGCTAATGAACGATGAGATACTTCTTCCCATTTTAAATTAAAATTCCACCACCAAAATAAATCTTTAATAGACGAGATTGTATATGGGCATTTAGAATTAAACAGTTTAATATCCTCAATATTATTAGGATATTTATCTTGAATAAACTCATCTGCTGTCATTTTTAATACTTCAGGATGAGCTATAAATCCTGATGATCCAAAAAGTTGATCACCACATTCTCCTGTAATTGTTAAACCTTTATCTAAATTATCTGCAATATGTTTTAAAACTGGAGAAGAAAAAGGTTTATCCATATAATATTTATTATCATCTCGATCTGGCATTAAGACTTCTTCTGTTTGAATTTTATCTTTAATATAATTATTCCAAAATAAAGAATACTCTTCAATAGAATCTGAAGTATAAACAATTTTTAATTTATCATGCCAATCAGAAGGTTTACTTTTTAGTAAACTTACCAGAGCTACTGTACTATCTATTCCTCCACTCCAATATACTTTTAATTCTTTATCTTCATTCCAAAGCTCTACACCTTTTTCATCTGCTACTTCTGAAAAAGATTTTGTAAATCCTGTTGCATCAGGTATAGGGCTTCCTTCTAATTTTAAGTTACCTGTTAAAGTATTTGTTCTATCATTTGGAGTCCAAAGACAATGAATAGCTTCTCCCATTAAATCTAGTGTTGTGCTTTTATATTCTCCTGATCCAACTCTTAAAAAATCTGGACGAGCAATAATAAGTTTATCACCTAATACATCTGTTGACTTATCTGTTGAAGATTCATTTTCAAAATTAAATATACTTGTAAATTTATCTAAAACTTTAATGCTACAATCAATATCTAAATAATGAAACACATTTTTAATTTGTCCTATACCTACAGCAGTATGTAAAAGAATTGAACATTCAACACATTCTTTTTCAGGTGTAGGATTAATAAATATATCTTGATCATTTAATATGTCTACACAAGTTTGTGGATCAGAAGCATTTAAAATTTCTTGTCTTTTAGTTTTATATAAGTCTTCAACAAATAATCTAGATGCACTTTTTTTAAACTGATCTAATGCATCAGTGGCTTTATCTTCTACTGTATCTCCTAAAATAGTAGTTGCTTGATCCGTAGTTATTTCTGATCGAAGAAACTGTTCAACTTGTGTAATACTCTTAGGCTCTGGAAAATACCAATCTCTATTTCTTATATACTGCTTATCAAATCTTTCTAGCACAACCTTTTTAACAGTCAATAAATCTTTCCACTGCTCTTCAAAAGCTGTTTTAGCTTCATTAAGAACCATAATTTTTAAACCAATATCAGAAGGTGACTTGTCACTTCCTGGCAAAGGATTGTCTCTCTTTTTTAATACTAGACTCATTCTGTAAAACTTTCTTCCAATTGATGAAGTTGCACTATTACTCTAACCTGTTCTTTAGAATATGCATAACAACCATAAAAGACAAAACACAAACCTAAAACTTTAAACGTATTTATTATATATTTTTTATACTGCATGAGTTCCTAACATCATAGGATGGTTAAACTCGTCATTAGTACTAGACCATATATGCATTGGAACAACAATTAAATCTTGATCATCTGTTTCAAAGTGATGTGGCTCCATAGCATGTAAGATTAAAGTCTTTCCTTCAACTAATTTATGTTTCTCTATATTAGAACCCACACCTGAAACTGCTGTACCGCTTCCTGATAAAACATATACCACTCTATCTGTCGAATGAATATGATGTTTTTGTTCTGAACATCCGGCGGGTATCTTTAATAGCTGCATACAAGGATCACCGGATCGAATTGGAGGTAAAATATTATTAGTACTGCATCCATTAATATATGGTAGATAAGTTTTTAAATTAATTTGAGCAGTTCTATTTGGTGGTATATACCCATATATAGTAATAATAACTTTACCAAAACATACGCCCCAATTTTTGACTGATACACTTTCTTTATTTATAATCCATGCTGAACTATTTTTAGGTATTTTATATTCGTTTCCTGAAGTATTTACTTCGTAGTAGTATAAACTATTTTGTGGTGCAATGTAAGTACGATTATTTAAAAATAACATCTATGATGTAGCTCCAAAGATACTTCCATTATTTGTTACATTTACTGTTGCACCTGAATTTAATCTAACTGCTTTTCCTGCTGCTCCTCCTGATCCACCTGAGCCAGCGACTCTACAGTTTACATTTCCACCAGGACCACTACCCCCGCTACCACCATTACCTACATTACCCCAAGTTCCGCCTGTTCCTCCGGTTGAGGCTGCACCTGAAGAACCACTTGTTGCACTATTTGTGGGAGGATTATCAATACTTGCACCAGCACCTCCAGCACCCCCTGTTAAATTAGTACAGTTACTACAAGTATCTTCTTCGTCATTATAAGTAGCACAACTACGGAAACCACCTCCACCGCCTCCTCCGCCGCCACCACCACCTATGGTTGCACCGGAATTATTTCTAACACTTGCTGAAATATCTTCTAAGCTAATTGCATCTCCACCGTCTTCGGCAGCACCGCCATTACCACCACTATTACTACCACGAGTACCTCCACTTCCTCCTCTACCAATAATATTACCGTTATTAATTAAAGTAAAATTACTACCGGCAACAAGATGAGCAGTGAAAGCTGGTACATTAGTAAGTTGACTAAAAACATTTACACCACTATTAATAATAACTGTTGCGTCAATAGGGTCTATACCGTTCCAATCAAAACTACCTTGCAACACATTAGACAGATTATAATTTTCTGTATTTGAAGATATGATTAATGATGGACCTGTAGGTCTTCTGTTTGCAAAAAATAAAAATGGCATTAATTAATTCCTATTTAACTTGTGGCCCCAAAAACATTTCCAGAATTATTAAAAGTATTAGTCGCACCCGAACCAACATTAATTGCTTTACCCGCTGCTCCCGCAGCACCACCTGCCTGATTTGTTTTACAAGCTGCTGGGTTCGATGCAGAACCTGCTGCACCTGCTGATCCTGTAGCCCCCCAACCGCCACCAGCACCGCCCGTACCGCCTGTACCGCCTCCTGAACCACCTGAAGAACCATTTGATGGTGAATTAGTAGCAGGAGTATCGAAACTTGCTCCTATCCCACCGTTACCACCAGTAAAACTTGATTGACCACTACATGCGCCGGTTTCGTCATTTCGAGTTCCTCCGCCTCGACCACCGCCGCCTCCACCACCGCCACCGCCTCCTCCAGCGATATTAGCTCCTGAAGCATTATTAATTATTCCAGTTAGATTACTCAATTCTATAGCGTTACCACCAGCCGCACCTGCGGCACCAGCCCCATTAGCACCACCACCAGTACCTTGTACCCCACCATGAGCAGCTATAGTTCCTGAGTTATTTATAGTTAGATTACTACCAGATACTAATGTGGCTGCAATAGCAGGTGTAGATGCTACAGATGCTCTAATATTTACACCTGCACTAATATTAAGTGTAACATTAATAGCAGTAGACCCGTCCCAACTATAATTATTTGTAAGGTCATTAGCTAAATTATAATTAGTTGTATTAGAAGAAAGTGTAATAACAGTTGCTCCGCCAGAAAATACTGTAGTACCACCTTGAACTATAGGTAGTGGAAAAGTCATGTTACTGTAGTGCCTTTACGGTTAGCATTGAAAATGTAGTTGAACCATCATTTATTCTTGTAATATATAAAAAGAACTCATGCCCATTTGTAGTTGTTAAATCATCTCCGTCCGTAACGGTATATCCAGAAGTGGTTAGAGTTCCTGCACTTGCATTATTTTTATATAAAATTACCATCGTACAATTTTTAGCAGGAACACCTAATGTGTGAGCGCCTCCATTAGTTGCAAACTGGAAGTTCCCATCGTCAACATCAGGTGTATAGGTGCCGCTAGACTTTGTACCCGCACTATGAGCAGCAGCGCTAAAGCCAGCGGTTAATTCATCAGCTTCATCTGCTTTTAAAATATCAGCATTAAAAGCTTCAACATTACTTCCAATTGCTACTCCAAGATTTGTTCTAGCCGTACTAGCATTATTTAAATCTGAAAGGTTACTAGCAATAGCTAATCTAGTTCCAACACTTGTTGCTAGTGTTGCAGACAATGCTACCGCAAAGTCACTAACAGAAGTTATGCGAGTATTAGCTGTTCCAATGCTGGTTGCAAGTGTAGCAGAAAGATTTGTAATAACTGTATTGACAGATGTTATAGCTCCTGTTCTATTACCAATACTGGTAGCCAAAGTTGCAGACAGTGCAACTGCATAATCACTAACAGAAGTTATACGAGTGTTTGCAGTTCCAATGCTTGTAGCAAGAGCAGCAGATACAGTAGCTAATTGTGAAGGTGTTACAAAACCTGAACCATCTCCAATAACACTATTGATAGAAGTAATGGCAGCAGTTCTATTTCCAATACTGGTAGCCATTGTAGCTGAAAGAGCAACTGCATAATCACTAACAGAAGTTATACGAGTGTTTGCAGTTCCTATACTAGTAGCCATTGTGGCTGAAAGAGCTACTGCATAATCACTTACAGATGTTATGCGAGTATTAGCTGTTCCAATACTAGTAGCCATTGTAGCTGAGAGAGCAACTGCGAAGTCACTAACAGATGTTATTCTTGTATTAGCTGTAGCAATACTAGTGGCTAAAGCAGCAGATACGGTTGCTAGTTCTGCACTGGTAGCATAATTTCCACCATCACCTATAATAGAATTAATACTTGTGATAGCATTAAGATTAGTTTTTGTAAGAGCAGATACAGCAGCAACTTCTGTTACATTTGCGGCTGATACTCCTGCCATTAATAGTTCGTCAGAATCAATATTAGTAGCACTTAAAATTCCAAAGACTGCAGACCCTGTTGCTGCAAAAGCAGTGCTAACAGAAACTGTACCAAAGTTTTGATTAGCAGATACAGCTATAACTCCACTAACAGGAATAGAACCAGATACAGCCCCACCAACTGTCATTTTAATACCTGTGCCAGCATCAACTTGTTTTACAGTACCACCTTCTGCTGATGGAACATTTATTAGATTACGTCCATCTCCTACAAAAAATGCAGCGGAAACAATTCCTGTAATCGTTGCTGCAGATGCAGAAACTTTAGCAACATGAATCGTAGTACCAGATAGGCTAACAGCAAAAGTTGGATTACCTTCTGTACCATTAGCATTTGTAATTGCAATACCTGCTCCGGCAGTTAGTGTTCTACCTAAAGCATTACCGCCACTAACTGCAACAATACCTGTTATACCTGTAAGATCAGTAATAGCATTAATAGCTGATGCATTGGCTGTAATTGCTTCACCATTAAGTTTGAATGTGCCATTAACATCTACAGCACTTTTACTTAACTTTAAAGCTGAGTTTTCTCCTGATCCATCTTGAACAGATTGTTCTGTCGAGGTTAAACCATCATTACCTGATCCAACTTGTAGGAGTTGTTTATATGTGTTTGCAATTAAATTTCCAGTAAGTGTACTCATTAAACCTGATTCCATTCAGTTGTTTCATTTTCCCATTCAGTATCCGCTGCTTGCCAAGCAATATTTCTATCATTATTAGACGGGGGTCTGGGATTACGAAGTGTTTCGTCATCTCTTACATTAGGTGTTTTATTTTGTGGATGGTTTTTTAAATCATACTGACCTTCCCAATCAGTTGGACAAACCATCATTCCATAACTATTCTTTTTTAATACTCTAAGAGGATATTGAAATCCACAAGTATCGCAAATTGCTTTAGCATTTTTATTTGTTGCCATATTAAAGACTCGCTCTAAATGTAACCAAGTCTAGGTCTAATATACATACTAGCTCTTTCTTTATCTTCAACATTTGCTCGTTCAAGAAGTTCCTCATAGTTTTGTTTTAACATAGATATTCTACCTGGATCAACTTTTGGTCTTTTCATTGACATATAATAAGCAAGACCTGCTGTTAAACAAGGAAGAAATCTTTTAGAAATATCAGCGTTCTGTCCCGCAGATTTATTAATATCTTGAAACTCGCTAATCTTTTCTACTTTTAATTTGTCTGTTGAATTTTCAGGAATAGGCCAAAGGAATATAGTTGGGTTATCTCTGTTTCTCTTTACCGTAAACTGTGTTGGTCTACCTGTCTGTCCTTTTCTTGGAACTTGTAAATACTCTTCATAAGAAATACGAGATAAAGGAAGATCAGTATTATCTCTATTTAATATAACTTGAAGAGTATCAATAGTTGAATCACTAAGAGGATATGCAGTAGTGCTAGTTGTAAGGGAAATAACAGATGTCTCTGTTGTCCATAAAAGAATTTCTCTATTCTGCCAATCTTTTAACATTAGATTTAAAGAGCGACGAGCAGAAGCGGGTTCATGGCCTAGCGTTTGCTCTCCACCAATCATCTCCATCGCTTCTTGAATAACGTCATCAATATCTAAATTGAACGTAAATGTTCCACTAGTCGCCATTTAACTTATCCCTTTTTGCGTTTATAAGATATAATTTTTTTCTTACGCTTTTTCTTTTGAGGAGGCTTTGTAATTTGCTGTCCTACATTTGATCTACCAATAGCCATGCTACTTAACACTTCCATCTTTTTCTAGCTTGCCTAAGTCTTGAGTTAGGATTCTTAGCTGCTTTAGGAAATTTTTTCATTTGTCCTGCTGATCTAGCACAGTAACTTTTACGTCTTGTTGCTCTCTTACCAGTAGGTTTAGATTCAGTAACGGCTGTTTTAAGTTTACTACCAGGATTTTGTCTGCGGTATTTAGCTACTCCTTTAGCAGTTAGACCAGCACCAGATTTAGTAGGACGTTTATGACCACCAC